CAATTCTCCTAATTAAGTTTAAAAAGTTCCCCCACCACTAAGGCAGGGGAATCAATTGCAATTAGGCTGGAACTGCCAAAGCAAATGCTGAAGATGACAAAGCGCCACCAACAGAAGCAGCAGAACGCATAGCTTTCACGCCATACAGAGTGTCAGCAGTAAACAATGTACCGAGGTATTCTTGTTTGTACTGAGTCTGTGAACGCACAGCCAACTGCTCAACCAGAATCATAGAGTCCTTGTGACCCATCAAGCAGATGCGGTCGGTAGTGCTGTTACCAGCGCCAGTATCAGCATTTGAAGAAACAAACACAGGAATACCGTACAAATTACCGATTTCACCGTTGCGGATAGCATCGCCATTACCGACAAATGCTTGTTCAGTGTAACGAGCCAAACCCATCAAAGTGTTGCGGCTTGATGGAGGAATCAAGAAGAAACGATTGTCCATAGGAGTATCGTTGTCATCCAAACGCTGAATGGTGCGGCGAATAGCCACATCAGTCAGAGCAGATGCGTTTGAGCTAGAGCTGTTATACGCAGTTGTACCATCAGCACCAACGAAAGCCTTGGTAGTGGCAGCAGAAGTAGCGTAGTCATCAGTACCAACGGTTGCACCGTTAAATGCACGACCCAATTGCACCAAATCAGTGTCAACAGCACGAGCCAAAGCGTAACCAGCATCAGAAGTATAGAACTGACGCATGGAGTTCAATGCTTGTGCTTCAGCGATGTCTTCGATCAAACGGCTATATTCATAGTGACGAGTGATTGGGACTTGGACTTCTGAGTTGCTTGCGGCAATCAGCGTAACTGCATCAGTTGCGGCTTTCAAGGTTGCGTTGCCACGTGTAGGTGCTGGAATGTGGATAAGGTCGCCCTTTTTGCCACGGAAGTTCATCTTCATGACCAAATTGGCCAGAACGAGGTTCTTCTTGTATGAAGCGACAATCTCATCACTCCAAATTTCTGGAACGAATTGACCAGCGCTTGATACCGTTACGCTATTGGTGGGGGAAAATGCTACGTTTGCCATGTTTGTATCTCCAAAAAATCAAAAGTTAAGTTATTTGACCCTACCTTCTTGATATGCCGCCATGATTTCATCACTCAAAGCATCATACCGATTAGGGTCTTGCATTTTTAGCCGAATAAGGTCAGCCCTTCTATAGACTCGTTTTCCAGATTCACCAGTACCACCACTATCTACAGATGCGGCCTTGAGATTAGTCTTGCGCTGAGTTTCCCCTGCATCACTAGTCTGTTTAGCCTTAACACCCTTCAATTGCTTGTAAGTACTCAGCAGTTCGTTAGCACTGTCATAGTCATATTCACCATCAGCTTTAGCGTACAAACCAAGGCGAATAGGAGAAGATTTCACCCAATTCACAAAGTCTGTATCTTGAACAATCTGACCAAAATCAGGGTGTTCAGACGATAGCTTTTGCTGAATCTGCATCTTTTTGAACTCTAAAGCCGCTTGGCGACCCGCAAGAACATCAGGATGGTTATCAACAGTCTTACGAACAGCCGCCTGTGGATTCTCGAAAAAATCTACTTCTGGCTCGTCCTCTTTAACAGGTTGAGGTTTACCCGCAAGGTTTTGCTTAATGAGTTCATCCGCTAATTTGCGTACTTCCCCCACTTCTTGAGCCTGCTTGCCAATTAGCTTTTCTGCCTCTTGGTGCATCTTGATAATATCTGACAATTCTTTGCCCCGATACTTGTCGGGAATGTCATTGCTTTCTTGCTCAATTGTGGTGTGAAGTTGTTGCTTTTCAACGACTTCTAGCTCACTTTGCATCTCGTCTGGGTTATCAATCAACATTGTTTTTCCTTTTTCCTGCCACTTTTGGGTTCTAGGAGACACAACGGCATAAATGCTTATGTTGTGGTTTTGCGTTCAGCCGCTAACTTTTCACGGTGTTTTCGGTCAAATTTATTTGCCGAGCCAGGGAAACTCCCCGACCACCCTTCCAAGTTAATGCTTGGCGCAGAGATGATGCGGTTGGCTATACCACCGCACTCACATGGAACGGACTGTAACTCATAATTACAATACCGTTCAATCCTGTGTCCGTTTTCACAGACAAAATCATACATTCTTTTCATTCAATTCCTCATAGGCTCGTTCGCTGACCTCTTTCAAGGTTTTCAGCCAAGTCAAGATGGAAAGTTCACCTTTTCTGAACATTAAGGTCTTTTCATCAGGAATCACGCTTATATTATTAAGCGACTCTATCATACTGTCAATATCTATAGTTAAGTCCTTCCACCCCTCCATAGACATCATGGAAAAGCGTTCTTCATAATACTTTTGTAGTTCTGGGGTCATGCTTCTTCACTTTGTTCTGGAATGACAGGTTCAACCCAATTTTCGCCATCCCAAGTCCAACCAATACCAATATGGTCAGCGGCAGGAATGCAGACAATGCCTTCTGGCGGTTGCCATTTACCCAAGTCACCATCCCACAAACTGACGTTTTCAACAACGCCATCACGAATCATTGCATATCTAATTACCATGAAATTACCACTACCTTTCCTGCTGCTCCTGCACCACCTGCACCACCGACAGTAGTTCCACCACCGCCGCCACCACCACCGCCACCGGGAAATCCACCGTCACCGCCTTTTGAGCCAGTTCCAGCATTATTAGCCGCACCACCTGCGCCACCTGCGCCAGCTTTGGTTGAATCGCCATTTGCACCATTGGCTGATGCTGTGCCTGTGTTGATTGCCGCTGATGCCGCACCACCATCGCCTGTAGTAGCTGTACCACCAACTGAGCCGCCTGCGCCACCTAATTGAGAGGTTCCGGGATCAGCCGCATTAATACCACCCCCACCTCCACCACCTGCAGATGAAAAATAGGATGAACCTCCAGCACCACCTGTATTAGTTGAAGTTGAACCACCGCCACCACCAGCACCAGCTAAATATGATGAACCTCCATTTACAGGAGATGTGCCGCCGCCGCCGCCACCACCACCCCGATAATCATCTGTTGTTCCTGTTGATGTAAGTCCTCCAGCATTACCGCCAGAGCCTCCAGAAGAAGATGCTCCTACACTTACACCAATTGAATTGGCTCCTGCGCCACCCCCACCGCCGCCACCAGCAGAACCAGTAATTCCGCCACCGCCGCCACCAAAAGCAATTAAAAAACTACCAAATTGAGAGTTAAAACCCCCACTGCCTGAAGTACCTGCGGCAGTAGAACCACCATTACCACCTGATCTTGAAGCGGCAACAGTAACACCTGCTTTAGAAGGTAATTCAGCAGTTAAGAATTGCATTTGCATATGCACTCCACCGCCTCCACCAGCACCGCCAGGCCTGACGTTAGGAATCATACCTGCCGTGTTACCTGTTCCGCCACCGCCAGAGCCGCCCCCACCATAGCAATCAACAAGCGTATATGTTGCTCCAGTTGGGCGTGTCCATGTGCCGTTAGCCGTAAATATTTGAATGTCAGCTACAGCAGTTGGTGCAACCAAAATATTACCGTTGGAATCAATAATTGACCAACCTCTTGTGTCAGTAAACTGTAACGTGCAATTGGGTGCAAGTGCCATTGAAGACACATAGTTGTATGTTGTGCCATTGTCATCAAGCCGCACAGTTACATTTACAAAATCTGTGTCTTTGTTGGCAATGGTTATAAGGTTGACTTTTCTTTGTGTAGACGATGCTGGCGCAGAAAGAATATCTACAGCAGTTGTGTTGTTTGTTGTTGAAAGCTGAATCGCTGGAGTTGTTGTTGTTGAAGTAAATTCAACATAGTCAACAGTAACAGGCAATTGATTGGCAACGACTGTCGCACCAAGCAAGATTTGAAGTTTTCGGGTTGTTGTATCAAGTATCATATTTTTACCAACTATAAACTACCACACGACCGCCGCCGCCTACACCACCTGCACCACCTGTGCCGCCAGATGTAGAAGACTGACCACCACCACCACCTCCACCGCCAGGGAATCCTCCCGCACCACCAACAGCATTTTGCCCACCACCGCCGCCACCTTGGCCGCAAGCAATAGAAGAACCTGACGCTCCTGCGCCGCCCGGCGAAGTGCTAAAACCAGGACTTCCACCTCCACCAGCCGTAGTTGCAGAACCTCCAGTAGAGCCGCCTTGACCAGCAAGAGAGCCACCGCTACCTACACCGCCGCCACCACCACCGCCTGAATAATATGAACTACCGCCAGTGTCTTGTGATCCGCCTCCAGCTCCACCACCACCGCCTAAATAACTTGAGTTTCCAACAGAATTTAAACCAGTGCCGCTTGTACCCGCCGCGCCAACATTTGTAGCAAATAAAGTTGCTAAAACAGATGGTGCAAATGCAGAACCACCAAGACCGCCTGTAACGCTTGAATTACTGCCTGTTGCACCAGCAGATGTTCCGCCAGCACCACCGCCTCCGCCGCCGCCAGTACTATTACCTCCGCCTCCGCCTCCTCCACCTCCATAACCATAAAGAAATGTGCCAAATGATGAGGCGCTTCCCACAGAACCATTGTTACCAGCTGCGCCAGTGTTACCAGTTCCGCCAGTGGCAATTGCTCCAATAGTTACAGCAACAGTAGAAGTTAAATCAGATATTTGGAAAATAGAAGTTAATCTATTTCCACCACCGCCTCCTCCGCCTCCAGCTCGTGCAGCGCCTGTAGCGCCTAGTCCAGAACCAGCCCCACCAGCCCCACCACCGCCAGTTGTTTCAACATAAGCCAAACTGCAACCTAACGGTTTATTCCATGTGCCGCCTGAAGTAAAAATTTGCACATCAGAGTATGCAGAACCTTGGGCAGTCAGAATTTGACCAGAGGCATTGATTACAAACCAACCTCTTGTGTCTGTAAATTGAAGCGTTGAACCAACGGCAAGAGCCATTGATTGAGCAACAGGATATTTAATCGTGTTGTCGTTAATCTCAATAGTTATTGTTATTGGTACTGTGTCTTTGTTGGCAACAGTAATGCCGTTAATTTTGTATTGTGTACTTGCTGATGGAGCAGAAAGAATTGTGACCGAAGTAGTATCGTTTGTTGTACTCAGTTGTACAGACGGCGTAGTTGTACTTGAAGTAAAAGCAACATAATCAACAGTAACTGGCGATTGATTAGTCGCTACTGCTGAACCAAGTACGATTTCAAGTGTTTGTGTTGTACTGTTTAATATCATTACCAGCCCCAAACTCTAACTTGACCTGCCGCACCTTTACCACCTGCGCCGCCAACAGAAGTTCCAGCACCACCGCCTCCGCCTCCTCCAGATGGAAAACCTCCATCACCGCCAGTCCCACCTGTTCCTGTAGCGTTAGAACCTCCACCTGCCGCACCACCACCTGCCCAACCAGCATTTGCCAAACCTTGAAAACCATTACCCCCACCAACTAAACCGCCCACTACGGTTGCGCCAACACCGCCGCCCGTGTATGAAGCAGATCCTCCATCACGTTGAGTATTAGAAGCATTTAGCCCACCGCCTGACGCACCACCACCGCCACTAAACCAAGAACTTAATGATGTAGACCCAGTAGATCCACTAGTGCTTGAATCTGTGCCACCTGAACCACCTAAAAATGATGAACCACCAGAACCTGCACCTCTTGAATCCGAACTTGATCCTCCACCATTTACTGCAAAGGCGCTTCCTCCTGCCACTGATGATGAGGTTGTATTTGAAGTCCCAGCAGAAGTTGCACCGCCACCACCACCGCCACCACCAGCATTTGGACTAGTACTTCCACGAGCGCCGCCACCACCTGCGTATGCAATAAGAAAAGTACCAAATGATGAGTTATTTCCTGCACTTCCATTGCTACCTGCGGTATTAGAACCACCATTAGCAGAAGCTGTTTGCCCTCCAACCGTTACAGCAACAGTTGCAGGCAAATCTTTGGCAAGAAACAACTGACGAGTGCGTTTGCCACCACCACCGCCACCACCAGCATTTCGAATTGTTCCCGCAATACCAACTTGAGCGCCACCACCGCCCCCGCCTCCAGCAGATACTTCTACAAGGAAGAAGCGGCAGTTGCCTGGCTTATACCAAGTGCCGTTAGCGTTGAAATCTTGCACCCAACCATTGCGTAAATCAGTAATACCGCCTGATGTGCCAACTAAACCCCAACCATTTTGGTCGGTGTACTGAAGCGTTTGACCACTTGGAACAACAATAGACTTTACAACTTCAAAGACAGTAGATGATTGATTAAAACGCACAGTCACTAAAATACTGGCTGTATCGGCGTTGTCAATTGTGATGTTGTTGACTTTACGTTGTCTGCCAGATGCTGGCTCAGACAAAATAGTAACGGCAGTAGTTGAATTGGTTGTTGCCGCACTTAACGCTGGCGTAGTTGTAGTTGCAGAAAACTCAACATAATCCACCGTTACAGGCGATTGATTGGTGGCAACTGCACTATCAAGTACAACTTCAATTGTTTGTGATGGGGTAATAATCATAAACGCAGACTCACCAGTTTTAATGCTTGTGCTTGAGTTAAACCTCCACCTCCACCTCCACCTGCCGCCCACTTTAAACCGCTTGCTTCTGCTGAATCGGCAGTAAGGACATATGTATCAGCGCCAACAGGAAGACGAATATTGTCTGTTCCATTAGAAACAATCAAATCGCCTTTTGTCGTTGTTGGTGATAGTGCATCAAATGCGGCAATCTGAGTTGTTGCTCCTGTACCACCTTGTGCAATAGTAACTGCGGCATTGGTTGTAAGAATTGTAGTTGATGCATCTGGCAATGTATAAGTTTTTTCTGCTGTTGTTGCGCCAGAAAACTTAGTAAATCCGTTGCCTGTTCCACCATAAGTTGAAGCAATAACTCCAGTCAGATCAGCAGAACCATTAAAGTTATTGCC